ATAAGTTCTAATACTCTTGTATCAGAATTGTTAGAAACTGTTTCTAATAAAAAAGATTTAATAAAATCTCTGGCAGTTTGGTTTACTTTTTCAGACGCATTAATTCCTTTAGAAGTGTTACTACCCTGTTTAAAAGTATCAGAGTTACGTAATTGATAAGGAGTGTCTGCTAATAAATACAAACATTTTTTACGTTCAAAGTATGTAAACAGACCAGGTAAGTTTTGCTCGTACATTCCTGTAGCATTATAATATAATAATAATTTTCTACAGATTTCGTAAAAATCATTTGGATCGTCTGTACGTCCTGTATACTCAGCAACTATTTGTCTAGTAAATCTATTCATTACTACTATAGAAGGAAGAGAAGTTGTAGTGGCCCTTGCTTTGTCCACGACATCCATTCCTGCTATATAAGTATTTCTAGGCACAACACCCTCTTCGTTTTTTTGAGGTTTAATCCATACTTCTACACAACCCGCTTTAGGATCTTCTTTTTTAAGCGGGTAGTTACGAATAGGTTTAGCGTCTTGTATAGTAGAAAAATCTACTTCTCCGTTATTGTCAAATATTAATGTGCCTTTAAAAGAACTTTCTAAATACTTTGTTAGTTTACCTCCTTCTAATTCTGACAAATGATTTTTTAAAAACAAAGTAGGAAAATAAGAACCTTCTACAACTAAGAAAGCTTCTGACGGAACAATAGGTCCGTTAATTATCTCTCCCTGGTAAACAGAAGGGTCGTCAGATTTTTTTGCCTCTTTACGTCTGTGTTCTATATATAACATAGAACGTTGTTCATTAGTAATAAGGTTATCGCCTTCTTTAAACTCATTAAGAGTTTTCCAAAAAGGAACAAAGTATCCTATGTCTCCTCTATTCTCAAAAATATCCTCAAAAACTAAACAGTTATAATCACTAGGATTTCTAAATATACTTTCTGCATACAAGGCCGCTCTACCAGATACAAGACCTCCTGTACCTAGGGCCCACATAACTAGATTCTTTTTTTGCTTTGACTGTTGCGTTGCTTCAATCGCTGCCCAAGATTCTTTTATGTTACTCATAAAACCAACCTCATCTAATACAACTAAGTTAGGTCTAGTACCATTGGCTGCTAGCGGATTATCCTTAAAAGTTCTATGCCTTAACAAAGAACCAGTTTTAGATTGGTATTCTTTATTGGCAGCAAGTGATCCGCTATGACTAACTAGTAGTGGAGAAGGATGTGATTCTTCTGTAGATACTTTATAACTTCCAGGCAACATCTCAAGAGCATGGAGTACTTTTTTAACAAGTGGCCCAGTGTACTTAGTATCAATAGCGCCTATAATAGTATCAGATGCAATGTAGTTCTTAGCTTTTTTACGATCTAAATAAACGTCGTAATCTGTAGCTCCATCAAATAAATAATTATGATTTAGAATACCAGAACTACCGTATGACTTACCGCCACCACGAGACTGTATACTAATTAAATGTTTTGCTTCGTTTTTATATAAAGGTTTTCCTAAGTCTGTTTTATGGTTCATACGCAAATAAGATCTTGCGTCCATATAAACTTTAGAATCAATTTCTTTTTGTGTAATACGTCCTAAGAGAAGTGCTAAATCTTTTTCTGGTCCGTATCTTCTATCACAAGTATATTTTTTATCTTTTGAAAATCCTGAGAAACCTCTGCACTCTTCGTATATATAATACATTTCCCAATCCAAGTCACGTAGCCAAGGCAAACCAGATGCTTGCGATACAGAGCTATCGTCTTCAAAAAGTATATTATGGAAATTTACGTAGTAATATAACGGGCCTGGCATCCACTTGCCCTGTTGCCAATACCCTTCTATACATCTACGTTTTTGTGTTTGCCAATAAGAAATCCTTTCGTAGTATTCTAGTTCAGGGTGCAGATTAGGTATAGTGCCTACAAGAAAGTTAGAGTTGTTTACTATCATAGGGCATCTTCATCTGACAACGAGAAAGTTTGTTTTCCTTTTTTCTGTATCTTCTCTTCTTCAAACGTTGTCTTTATTTTATTGTAATCATCAAATAGTTTAGGCGTAAGTGCTAGCATCTTATCTACATCTGCTAAAGCTTTTGTATCTAAATCTCCTAAAGCATTAACAAGTAATTCTTCGTACATAGATTTTATAGCTTTATCTCTCATCTTAATAGTATCGTTCCAAGAAGTCAAGGCTCTTTCTGCATCTGTTAGTGCTGAATTTTTATAAGACTCTATTACAGGGTTAAGCTTTTTCCAGTTATGAGAAACATCTTTTAAAAAAGTAGCAGACATTTCTTTGTACTTTCCAGGACGATTATAAAACTTTGAGTTAGGAGTCTCGCACATTTGTATAGCCCACATAATTTTAGAAGATTCTGATTTACCCTTAGATTTATCTTCGTGATGTAGATTAGATATTTTTGGAGCTAACATTAATTCAGGGTGCGCTTTCCAAAAATTAGTTTCAAATATACTAGTGTCCATTCTTTTTCTTTTCTAATTGAATGTTAGCGTGATGTATTTTTCTTGAGTCTGGTACAAACTTTCCAAAATTGTCTATGTGTATAGTAGGAAAATTATCTATGTCGTACAAACCATCTACTAATTTATTAGGTTCTGACATAGTACTAGCAATCTTTTCTACAAACAAACTAAAAATTTCTTCAGCATGGCCAATAGATATATTATGGGCAGCGGCTAAGTCGTTTATTATTTTTTTTTGTTTTTTCATTCTGGTGCTCCTAGTATTACAATATCATCCATATCAATACTAGAACCAATTATAGTGTCTTTACCATTAGCAGGAGGAGCCAACTTACGAGGTGCTGTCTCCTCTGGCTCTTGTGCTGTCGTTTTCTCCTCCGTGCTTACGGTCTCTTCTATTTTCTCCTCTACCTTTTCTTTAGTAGATTCTCTAGATAATGGTTGCCTACTCATTATCATATTAATTTGTATCTGCAAACCTTTGTCGTCTGGCTTAAATAACAATCCAGCATTTACAACTCCGTCCTTGCTCAATACAGGCTCACCTAAATATTTTATCTTTTTCAATCTCAGTATCAAACCATTATATTGTTTCTCCTCAATATCTAACTTGGCTCTTACTTCTTTACGCATATCAGTACTCAAAATAAACTTAGCTCTTTTATCTTCAGGCAAAGCTTCGTATTCATGATTTAATACTATCAACTCAGCCAACACAGATCGTTCCTGTTCAGTCGCTCCCATTAAAAAATTCATGAAAGATAAAATCTGTCTGTATATTTTACTGCTGTCAGTAGGTATATTTATGATATGCTGTTTCATAATTATTTTTTCTCCAGTGCTATTTTTTGCATCTGTGAATCTGTATTCAAAATCTTACCCAATTCAAGCCAGTTCAAAACAGTATGCTCTGCTAAAATAGTAAATACTGCCATGATTACATTTACTTCCATAGTAAATTTATCCATAGACTCTGGTTTTAAAAAAGGTATAGTCTGTAGTTCTCTTTCTCCGTGCCCCATCTCTCTTACTTTTAAAGTAAATTTATAAGGAACAGTTTTTTCTTTTGTGTCTTTAGGCATCTCTGCTTTTATAGAGTATTCAAAAGATAGTCCAGTACCTTGACGTTGCATAGACATATTAACTCCTTCTATTACTGAGTCTAAAATACTATACAATTGGTTAGACTGTTGTTTTGCTTTTAATTCCATATTCTAATTTTTAATGTAAATGAATCCTTTCCTACAAAAAATTCTGTTTCTATTTTTTTTGATTTTCTAAAGCAGTAATCTTCTAAAGTAATAAGGAGTCTTTCTTCTCTCTCAAACAAAGACTCCAAATCTTTACTATTATAAGTCTCCTTGTGGTCGGGCATCAATTAAAATAACTTGTGGAACTATTTCTCCAGGGCCTATAATCATCTTAGCAGACAGATCAACTCCATACTCACGTAGCAAATCATTAATCTTAGCGCCACACTCATCTCTTTGTAGTTTACGGTATGCCGCATACTCTGAAGGTGTTAAATCTGCTAAAGAATCTGAGGTTACATCTTGTTCTAGCTCTTGTACTTCTAAGTTTTCTTCTCCTTTTGCCTTAGTAGCCGTTTTTGCTTTTGCCATCTTATTTATATTTAATTATTAATTACGTTGAAAATACATGCATGTTTAATCTATACCGTCCTCTTACTGTAGTAGTAATAATAAGACCACGTTGTTTTAGGGAGCTAATGTGTTTATCCAATGTCACGGGGGATATTTCTAGCTTGTCCATAATTTTTTCTTTGTGTATCTTATCAGCATACCAAATATGTTTCTCCATATCAGTTTGATTTAAGATATAGTACAATACATGAAAGGTTTTGTCTTTCGACTTCAGTAAAATACTTTCTTTAGTGTCTAAATAAACTGTAATCACTTTTCTTTTTCTTCGTTTGAACATTACAAATATATCTTTTTCTATCAAATAATGATAGTACAAATATATAAAAGTTTAGTTACTATTACAAACATGATAGTAATAATATCAAATAATGATAGTAGACCATGTAATAAAGGAATTATAGAAAAATAATTTATAAATGACTTGCGAGTTAAAATTGTTTTACAGGACGTACTATCATAAACGTAACAGTACTGACCATAGTTTTCTCTTAGGCCACTACTGTTATAAACGTAACAGTAATAGCCAACCAAACGTAACAGTACGATTTTTCAGAATATCTTTATTATCAGATAGTTAACTCTTTTTACTGTTACATTCATGATAGCAATTAGTATATAAGGTAAAACCTTTAGGTTATACCGTATACATTTTATGTGTATGTGGTATATCCAATATAATATATTTTTAAAGTCGAGAATACTAATTATAAACTAAACACAGATCTAACATACCCCCCCCTCTAATAATTTTTTTTTGAAAACATAAATGTCTTAATCGTGGAGACCAGCAAAGTCAACGACCCCTACTAAAATCTGGCTGGGGAATATTTCCCCCGTCAAATTTTAAAACTCTAATAACTATGGCAGCAGCAATTTTTCATTCGAACCGTGGCGAGAAGTCGGCACTAATTTTAGTTAAGGCTAACGCCTTTGTATTCCAATCAACTCCTGTGTATGTTCCTCGTACTGCAATTCCTGCAGGCACGGAAGAAGGTGGAACTATCGAGGTACCTGACGGGTACACTCTGGTAGACATGCTAGACGAAGATGGTACACCACGTACTACTGAGGACGGCATCACACTGAAGATGCTCAGTTACTAACAGATGAGGAGCTTCGGCTCCTCTTCTTTTATTTGGGGGGAATAGCTTAATAAAGTATTGCACAGTCAGACGACACAGTAAAGTATTAAACTTTATAAACAAAGTAAGTGGCACAGTCAACGACACCCACTAAACCCTGAGTAAAGTAGTAAACTTTACAAGAAACTTTATAAGAAACTATAAAGTTTAATAGAATTTTTAAAGTTTCTTAACTGTGTGTAATACTTAATTAACACCCCTATTACAACATGTAACTATACACCTATTAAGAATCTTATTTAATTCTTTATAGCACTATAATAAATATTAACCCTTTAAACTATACACTATGTTTTTTGAAGATGCACAAGATATGGCTATGTTATATAGCATTAGTCCAGAATTAACTTGTCAGTGTGATGAAGTTCACACTTGTCAACAATGTTATGAAGAGGAACTAAAAGAAAATCAAGAAAAGCTGTAGTTATAGTCAAGTACCTAATATGTGTTAGGTCTAAAACAAACCTTGGCAACAGCGTATACCTAAGCAAGTAGACAAACTGCTTTTTTTATTTACTTACTTAAATTATTTATTATGGAAACAACA